CGCAACCGGTACAAGCACGGAAAAACTACTGACGGCATACGGTCATGCAGATATTTCCGAAATGACAAAAGAGCAAGCCGACAACGCCATATCGATCCTGAACAGCCGCCTTGATAAGCAACAAGAAAATGACGGAGAAGATGTCCCACTATGATTGATGGTCTAATAACGCTTGATTGCGAGCAAAGCTCGGAAGAATGGTTAAAAGCCCGTTTAGGTATTCCCACTGCAACGGGCTTTGAAAACATTGTGACGACAACCGGTAAAAAATCAAGCGCGCAAATCAAGTATATGGCAGAGTTGATTGAAGAAAGCATAATCGGACTACAAGATGAATCTTTTAAGTCTCGATTCATGGAGCGGGGGAATCAACTTGAGCCACTTGCCCGCTCCGCCTATGAATTTATTACGGGCAATTATGTTCAGCAGGTTGGCGGCGTTTACTTGGACGAAAACAGAGAGGTGATGGTTAGCCCTGATGGATTAATTCCTGAGCTCAAAAAGGGCTTAGAGATTAAATGCCCGAAAATGAGTACACACATCCGCTATTTATTGGAAGGGGGCGTTCCGTCTGAATATGTAATCCAAGTGCAAGCGAATTTGTGGGTAACCGGCTATGAAACATGGGATTTTGTGAGCTACTGCCCGGAGTACCAAAAACAGCCGCTTTACATTTTCACCGCACATCGTGATCAAGCGCTGATGACCGCATTTAACAAATTAATTCCGCAATTTTTAAACACATTGAGGGCTTATAAAAATGGCTAGAAAGATTATACAAATAACGCGTGGATATTTGGGTAACGATTACGTTGATCCGAATACACTAACAGCATTATGCGACGATGGGACATTGTGGGATCTAAATAACGGCGAATGGACAAGACTGCCAGACATTCCACAAGACAAAACACCACAAGCCACTAACAAATAGTGGCTTTTTTATTACTTCAAAATCAATCAACAATCCAAAACAGGAGAAAACAAAATGGCTAAAACAGATGTTCATGAATTCTTAGGCGAATTAGACGCAGGAATCTTTGAAAACAAACTTGCTACCGCACTTTCCGAAGTTGCGTTAGGTGTATTGGCGCATGATAAACAAGGTTCGGTGAAAATTGAATTTACCTTAAAGAAAGCGGATAGCGACAATCCGTCAGTTCAAATTCAGCACAAGCTAAGTTATGTCAAACCGACAAAACGCGGTAAGTCTGCCGAAGAAGATACGACCGCAACACCTATGTTTGTTCATAAGGGCGGCGCATTAAGCGTAACCCCTGATAAAGAACAAATGCCAATGTTCAAAGGTAGTGACGATCCGGCATTTGAACAAAAAGCAACATTAAAACGCCCTAATTAATCGCATTAATTATCGGTAATTTTTATCAACAACAAAAAAATGGAGATCCAATAATGGAACAAAATTTAAAGCAAATCCAAGACCTGGTGTTATCAAGTATTCGTGTCGGAAATAGCGATTATCCAATCGCAATTCTGCCGGAAAACATGACGGTGCATTCGCTCGAAAAGCACAATAAACACCGTAACAACTTCCGCGCCACGTTCAACACTTATAACTTTAATAGTTTGATTGCTTACGCGAAAGCGCACGAACAAAAAGACGCACAATGTTTTATTGATGAAAAAAATCTTGGTGCTCAAATCGTGTTTGATGTTGGTAGTCGTGAAGCGCCATTACATGCTCAACATCGTGCAGTATTGCGAATGGAAAAGACCGCCGCGTTTAAAGCGTTATGCGACTTCCAAGGTTCAAAATGCGATCAACGTGAATTTTCCGAATGGCTGGAAGATTGGAGCGATTACATCACGGCTTATACCGACGATGAAGACAAATTGCCTTTAACAAGCGCAGTCCAAGCAGTGCGCAAAATTACGCTTGATTATGCGCGTAACGAAGAACACGAAGTCAGCGACTTTGCGGCATCTAAATCAGCCATGGAAAGCGTAGAAGCCAAAAGCAAATTGCAGTTACCGAAGTATTTTGTGTTTAACACGCACACATACAAAGGCTTAGATAGTCAAGCATTTACGCTTCGCCTGTCAATCCTTACCGGCGGCAATGCTCCTGTATTGGTGGCGCGTTTAATTAAAGCAGAGCAAATTCAAGAAGCCATTGCGAAAGAATTTGCCGAAAAATTAACTGATGCGCTAAAAGATACCGAAATCAAAGTAAATATTGGTACGGTAGAAATTTAATAAATGAACCCACTCTTCGGAGTGGGTATTTTTAGGTGCGAAGAATGAATGAAATTGAAATCAGCATCAAATATTCCCGCTTCGTGGATATTTTCGGATGTTATTTTTACACGAGAATGAATAACGGACTTGCAACATCCGTTACGCAGGCAATAGATGACGCTAAAAAACACTGGCTGTTGTTTGATTCCGAGCTGAGAAGCGACATTATCAGAATAGCTGAAACGGCTAATTACCCGTGCGTAGTACAAAATTATGTTAATCACTTTATCAAATGGGCTAACAGTCAATTTAGCACAAAGCAAGATCACAACACACCGCGACCGCTAACTAATGTTCTGCCGGTTATTAATTACAAAAAATGGAGAGATTAATGGTTGTTTGGGCTTTATTTGATAGTGGTAATGGGTGCTATACTCAAGCTGCAATGCAATGCAATGCAATGCAATGCAATGCAATGCAATGCAATGCAATGCAATGCAATGCAATAGAAATATACCCCGTTGGCATCGACATCGAAAATAAGAACGACCATTTTATCAACCTGAATTTGGCTGATTATTCCAGGATGTTTGGCAATAATATCCTGTTTGATACGCTTGATAAGTTACCAAAGCCTGATTTGATTATAGCCAGTCCGCCATGCGAAAGCTGGTCTGTGGCTAGTGCTATGTGGGGAGGTAATGCGAGTTGGAAACAGGAAACGGGCGCAGTCAATCGTGAGTTATCCAAATTTACAGTGCGAGGCCGTAAGGACTATGATTTGCCGCACGTCCAGTTTAAGTATGACCGCTCGTTTTTTAATAGAGTTAATGGTGAGCTTTGTATCTACAACACAATAGAAATTATCAAACGATATGAGCCAAAAGTCTATGTGATCGAAAATCCGGCCAGTAGTCGTATTTGGCATTACATTAATGACATTTTGGGCTTTGCAATACCGTTTGATAATTTGGCTCACTACAACTGTTATGGCTATCCACTTAAAAAGCCAACTCGATTTAAAAGCAATATCAATCTACACTTAAAGCATGATCGACAATCAAAAGCATTGCAACAATGGGGAGATTTTGCAAAAAACTATAACGAGCGGTCAAATATCCCGCTTGAATTAATTAAGGATATTTACAAAGTAACACAACAATATTTAATCAACCCAAAAGACGCTCCAAGTGAGCGTTTTTTATTTTGAGATAATTATGACTTACAAGCTAATTTTAGATGCCTGTTGCGGGTCGCGGATGTTTCATTTTGACAAGCAAAATCCACATGTTTTGTTTGCCGACAATCGCAAGCTAAAAACTACATTTAAGGATAAGGGTAAAGATAGACATCTTACAATTAACCCAGATGTTATACACGATTTCATGGATATGCCCTATCCGGACAAATCTTTCAAATGCGTTATTTTTGACCCTCCTCACTTAATAAAAGGCGGTGACAAATCTTGGTTAGTCAAAAAATACGGACGGCTTGACGAGGATTGGCGAACGCAGCTTAAAAAAGGTTTTGATGAGTGTATGAGGGTGCTTGATGATTTCGGCACCCTTATTTTCAAGTGGAATGAAACGCAAATAACGGTCAATGAGATTTTATCCGCAATTGGAGCAACACCGATTATCGGACATAAATCCGGTAGGCTAAATAATACGCATTGGATGTTGTTTGTTAAGTGTGTTAGTTGATTAATTGGAGATGACAAAATGACCAAATATTTTTCAGTGGATATATCAAACGATATCCACATTATTAATTTGTGTGAAACATTAGAGCAAGCAAGAGAGACTTGTTTGTCCGGTGCCACTGATGCGCACGAATTTGCAGATGATATGGACGAATACGAAAATTATGAGAGTAATGATTTACCGTATGCCGTTTATGGTGTGGTTTTAGGTAAGGCCGAATGCAAGAAAAAAACGTTAACCGAAGAGGAGAAAGATGAGCGTTGTTCCGATTTTGATTACGTCCTTGAAAAACCAGAAATTGTAGATTATCCGAAAGATGACGACTGGATTAAGTGTAGTGATAGATTGCCTCCTGTCAACGAGGATGGTGAGAGCTGTTCAGTTTTGCTTTATGGTATGGATATACTTGGTGACTTTGGATCTCATCAGTTTATTGGGTACTTGATGGATGGTAAGTTTTATTGTGATGACGGACATAGTCCGCATCAATGCTATTACGTCTCTCACTGGCAACCACTCCCTCAGCAACCAGAAGAATAACCAACGACCGCAAAAGTGCGGTCTTTTTTTTAAGGAGAATTTATGAAACCGTTTGATTTACAAGAGGCCCTGAATGGTGCGCCGATTAATGTCGAAGGGGAAAAATGTTATGTTTTAAGAGATGTAACAGACTTATTAGACAAACCCGAAGAAACAAGATACTTAGTAGTATTCCCGTCTAATCATACAGATGCGGAGCTATGGACGGAGGATTATTTCGAAGGCTCGTCAATGTGGGAAGAACCCGAACTAACGTCCGAACAGGTGCTGGAAAAGGCTTATCAGGAAAATCTACCGCTTGATGCAATCGGCAAAAAAGCATTTGTTATCGCAAAAACAAAGGATGGTGATTATGTGATGCAATGCGGGGAGGATAACCTGTATTTTGCGAGCCATAAAACAGAGTGGGAATTTTACAAAGACACTACGCAAAAATCCGACACAATCACCGTTACGCTGCCTAAGCCGTTTAAGCCGCGTCCAGGAGATGAATATTGGTTTATATATACAGAAAATAATGTCCTTTGTGTTATTAAGGCGAATCGTTTTTTAAATTCAGATAAATTTACTCCAGATGGCAATTATTTTCGCACCGAATCTGACGCTCAAGCATGGCTAGACGCCATGAAAAACGCTTTAGACGATTAATTTAGCCCGCACTTTTGGGCGGTTTTTTATTTCTATCAACAACAAAGAGGAAAAAGAAAAAATGAAAAAATCAATCATTCATGTTGTGGTCGCAAGTACTATCGCCGCGTCATTATCCGCCTGCTCGCCATTTTCGGTTGACGAAGGGGAAATTGGCTTAGTGACCCGCTATGGCGAAATCCAAGAAACGAAATCGGCAGGGTTACACTGGCGCAGTTGGCTTGAAGATGATGTTGTATTTAGCACGCGTGAGCAAAAAGTCACTATCGGAAAATTTGATGATGTTGGTGATATTACCTCGGGCATTTCCGCTTATACCCGAGACACACAAACCGTCACCACGGCGCTAACCATCACGTTCAAATTAACCGATCCAGTGGCAGTTTACAAAAACTACCGCAATACAGATAACATGATCAACCAACTTCTTGAGCCACGTAGTCGTCAAGCGTTGGAAATCGTTTTTTCACGCTATTCAGCACAGTTGGCGTTGGAAAATCGGGCGCAATTAACCAATGATATTACGGCGCAAATCCGAGAGGCGGTGAAAGGATATCCTATTGAAATTACTGCTGTTCAAAGCGTGATCAACTTCAACAAAGAATATGAAAAACGTGTGGAAGAAAGCGTACAAAAGAACGTCGCAATCCAAACCGAAGAACGCAATTTGATTATTCAGCAGAAAAAAGCAGAAATTGCCCGTGTTGATGCACAAGCCAAAGCCGATGCCGAAGTAATCCAAGCTAAAGCCGATGCCGAAAAAGTACGATTAGCCGGTGAGGCGGAAGCGGCCGCTATTCGCGCCAAAGGCGAGGCATTAAAAGAAAACCGTCAACTTGTGGATTTAACCGCAGCTGAAAAATGGAATGGTGTACTGCCAACAACCATGACACCAAGCGGAAGTGTGCCATTTGTTAAGGTTGGCCAATAATGTCAGGTTGGTTAGCTGGCGTTGTTTTAGGTGGGGTGGCATTAGCCATCCTTTTTATTATGTTTTATCTAGATAAAATGGAGTAACAAAATGTATTTCTTGGGTGTTCTTTCCGGAATTGCAATCGCATTTGCTGCACAAGCCTTCTTTCGTCAGTACAAGTTGACGGAAAGAAATAAAGAGGATTAATTGTTAATAAGCCGTCCGAAAGGGCGGTTTTTTATTGATATGCTGGATATTGTAAAGGGGATTAAATGGATGAAATACTGACAATAAAACAAGCGGCCAAGTATTTAAACATGAGCGAAAGTGCGGTCAGAAATCATTTAATTGACTGGGGATTTTTCCAAATGCCTGGTTCTCGAGTTTGGCGCGTTCATCGATCTAATCTTGATAAAATAGAAAAACAGGGTAATAATCCGCGTGAATCAACTCTGTTTGTGAGCAACAAAAGAGGTAATTTATGTCACTCTACAAACGGAACGGCTGTTACTACGTTGATATTACAACGCCAACTGGCAGCCGAATTAGACGCTCGACTCAAACGGGCGTGAAGAAAAAAGCGCAAGAGTTCCACGACCGCTTAAAGGCGGAGTTGTGGGACGCGGAAGTACTTAAAAAAGAGCCTGATCACATTTTTGAAGAAGCATTGATAATGTTTTTGGATGATTGTAAGGGACGACGCGGAGAGGCTTATAAAAAAATCCACGCGGCACACTTTAGAGAGTATTTTGCTGGGCGCACACTCCGATCTTTAACAAATGACGAATTAGTAAAATCAATCCCAGTCACCAATAAAAACACCGGCAAAGCGCTTAGCCCAGCGACACGCAATAGATATAGATCGTCAATAAAGCGCATTTTGTCTTTAGCGTTTAAATCGGGGTGGATAGATCAAATGCCGTTTTTGGGCAAGGATCAGGAACCCAAAGTGCGGGTGAGTTGGATAACAAAAGACGACGCCGAAACACTTATCAAAAATCTAAGTCTTGAGTGGATGAAAAATATTTGCTCGTTTGCGTTGCTTACCGGAGCGCGTATGGGTGAAATATTGTCTATGACGTGGGACAAGATAGATTTTGACAAAAAAATCGCAATCGTGACAAGCGATAAAGCTAAGTCTGGCAAGGCTCGATCATTACCGCTTAATCGCGAGGCAATTATTTTATTAAAGGTATTGCGTGCGAAGTCCGAACATAAAGAAATGGTGTTTGTTAGAACGTCCACCGCACAACCGTTAAACTATATCGACCGTAGGGACTTTAAGCAAGCGGCAATTAGTATCGGAAAACCAAATCTACACTTTCACGATTTACGGCACACGTGGGCGAGCTGGCACGTCCAAGCCGGAACACCGCTCTTTACATTAAAAGAGATGGGCGGTTGGGAGACACTTGAGATGGTAAAAAAATACGCACACTTAAACGCGGATCATATTTTAGATTTCGCAAATCACGTCACATTTACGACACACGCTCAAAATATGTCACATTTAAAAATTGCCTAAGTGTTTTTAATTGTATGATATATAAAGGGTTTTATTGGTGGGTCGTATAGGATTCGAACCTATGACCAATGGATTAAGAGTCCACTGCTCTACCGGACTAAGCTAACGACCCGTTAGGATATACAGCTTTTCTAATGGCGAAGTGGTGGGTCGTGAAGGATTCGAACCTTCGACCAACGGATTAAAAGTCCGCTGCTCTACCGCCTGAGCTAACGACCCATCTCGTATGTTAGAACGGAGACTTATGATACTGATTTTATTTTAAAAATCAATAAAAAATTTATTTTTATTCGATTTTCTCGAACTTTATATGGTTTTTGGCTAAAAAGTGCCGCGATATGAGGGCATTGCGATTTCATTTCTTCCAACCCTCATTTCTCATTTTTATTTTCCGCCGTTGAGTTCTTCTAAACCGGTTTCTTCCTTTTGAGAAAGAATATCGGCTGCCCCTTCATTTAACGCTTCCGCGTGTTGTGTCGGACGAACAAACGGTTTTGGCGTCCAATATTTTTTAACCAATTCCTCTGAGAAACCATGTAATACTTCCTCATTTAAACGCTCTTGGTCTAATTGACGAATGGCTGTCACCACTTCATCTGCTTCAACTTGCGCAACCCCTAAACGTATTAGCGCTTCACATCCTAAAAGTAAGGCAGATTCAAAAGTCTCACGAATTTGAAAATCAATATTAAGTTTCATTAAATTGACCGCACTTTGTCGATCGTAGGTTCTCGCCAGCACCGGCAATAACGGATATTCTTGCTTAATCTGCTCGACAATCAATTCAATACAATGGGTATCACTAATCCCCAAGATTAAACAAGAGGCTTTTTCTAAGCCACAGGCACGCAAAACATCTAAGCGGGAACCATCACCATAGTACACTTTAAAACCAAATTTTGCGGCAGAGCGAATACGATCAATATTCGCGTCAATCACGGTAACTTGGATGCCTCTTGCCAATAATGTTTGACACACAATTTGACTAAAGCGCCCGAATCCCAACACAACAACATTATTTTCGACACTTTCAATTAAATCGATACTATCTACCTGATCGTTATTGGTATTCACCGGCGTATTCGGTTTTGATAATCGGCGGAGCAATAACACAATTAGCGGTGAGAACAGCATAGAAATGATCACGGCTGCCGTAAAGGTGGCATTTAAGTCGGCAGATAACACGCCGGCAGTGGTGGCTGCGGAAAATAAAACGAAGGCAAATTCCCCACCATGCGCCATGATCGCCATGCGGCCAATGGCTTCGTTATGATTTAATAACGTGAGGCGAGCCACACCATACACACTGATTGCCTTACCTAAAATATAAAGAAAAACAATGCCAAGCAACCATAATGCATTATGCCAAACTAAAGCGAAATCTAATGACATCCCGACGCCCATAAAAAATAAGCCCAGTAATAATCCACGGAATGGTTCAATGTCCGCTTCTAATTGATGTCGGAAAGCGGATTCCGATAACATCACACCGGCGACAAATGCGCCCATCGCCATGGATAATCCGCTAATTTCCATAGCTAATGCCGCACCAAGCACCACTAATAATGCTGCGGCCGTCATCATTTCTCGAATATGCGCTTTAGAAATCATTCGGAAAATCGGATTCATCAGCCATTTACCGGCAGCGACTAAACCCAATACGGCAGCCAACGCGACGCCAATGCCTGCCCAGTTGGTAGAATGGGCGGAATTATTGCTTTCTGGTGAAAGAAAGGCGACAAATGCCAAGAGAGGAACGATGGAAAGATCTTCAAATAATAACGTAGAAACCACGCGTTGACCTTTTGGCGTGGAGCTAATCCCCCGTTCTTCTAAAACTTGCATGACGATTGCGGTGGAAGAAAGTGTAAAACCCATTGCCGCAATAAAGGCAACAGGAAAACTCAGGTTTAACAGGTTAATTCCGATTAATGTTAACAATACACCGGAAACAGCGACTTGCAGCAACCCTCGTCCAAAAATTGCTTTACGCATTGCCCACAAGCGTTCAGGGTGCATTTCTAAACCGATGATAAATAGGAACATTACCACGCCTAGCTCGGCCATGTGAACAATATTGGAAGGATCTTGAAACAAACCAAAACCGGATGGCCCGATTAAACAGCCGGCGACTAAATAACCGAGTACGCTTCCCAATCCAATACGTTTAAAAAGCGGTACGATTGTGACACTGGTGGCTAATAAAACGACCGTTTTGACGAGCTCAGGATTGGATAATTCAGTCATTGTAAAACCTTATGAAAAAAGAAAGAGAATGGGTAAGAGAGTGCTGTTAATTATACATGATGCTTGCTATAATTTTCAGGCATTTATCACATAAATCAAGAGGAAAAAAACAATGAAAAATACACTAAAACTGACTGCAGTTGCTGCAATGTCAGCCTTTGTATTAGTGGGTTGTGCACAAAATACGTCAAAAGGAGACGCGCAATTACAGCAACAAGCTGTATTAGGAATTAACTGGATGCAAGAATCCGGTGAATATAATGCGTTGGCTTATCAAGCATTTAACACCGCTAAAGTCGCCTTTGATCAGGCAAAAGTGAAAAAAGGCAAGAAAAAAGCCGTTGTCGTGGATTTAGATGAAACCATGATTGATAACAGCGCATATGCTGGTTGGCAAGTTAAAAACAACAAACCGTTTGATGGTAAAGATTGGACACGCTGGGTTGATGCCAGAGAATCTGGTGCCATTGCGGGTGCGGTGGAATTTAACAATTACGTGAATGCACACAAAGGTAAAATGTTCTATGTGTCTAATCGCAAAGATAAAAATGAAAAAGCCGGCACTATTGACGACATGAAACGTTTAGGTTTTACCGGTGTTGATGAATCTTCTCTTTACCTCAAAAAAGATAAGTCTGCTAAATCTGCCCGTTTTGCTGAAATTGAAAGCCAAGGTTATGAAATTGTACTGTATGTCGGTGATAACTTAGACGATTTCGGTGACGAGACACATGGCAAACTAAATGCAGAACGTCGTGATTTTGTGGCGAAAAACCAAGCGAAATTTGGTAAAAGCTACATTGTGCTTCCTAACCCGAACTACGGTGGTTGGGAAGGTGGTTTAGCCAAAGATTATTTCAAAGGCGATTCCCAAAGCAAAGTGAAAACCCGTTTAGACGCAATTAAAGCGTGGAGCGGTAAATAATTTCTTTGTGGAAAAACATTGATAAAGATCACCGCACTTGATGTGAATCTCCAGTGCGGGGTTTTTTTATCGTCTTTTTTTTTTGGCTAA